AGATCATAACACTGATTCATCTGTTCGGCATAAAGAACAGTATCAAGATGTGCAGAAAGACACTTGTTTATTACATAAGGAGAATAAGACTTAATTAGTTCTGGATTGTCCTTAATTAAATTTTGTTTGGTTACATTAATAGAATTCAACCAATCAGACAATTCAAGTTTTTTCATAACCATTCTACCGAGCACATGATCTCAATGAAACATGCCAGTAGATTGAGTTCCTTGTCCATGACATTTTTGTTTTGATGCTTATGAAGAATTAGGATTACCTCTGGTATAGACGACTTTTGGACATAAGTATCCAGATTATCAAAAATACGACGAAGAATCACCATAGAATCATTATCTAGATTATTGATCGTCCATTTGCGAACTTCAGTGAAGTTCTTCTGCTTCATAAACTCAAACAAAGAAGAAATCTTAATGTCTGATGCCTGAGCCAGAATGTTCGATCGGATTGTTCCGCTAATTGCATGTTTCTGAAGCTCAAATAGAGTTCGCCGAAAATCTGGAAAATACTTTTCAACGAGCATTACGAGAATCTTGTTGTCTTCACATACAACATTCTCAGCCTTAATGATTTCCAGGAGTCTCCTATAATAACGAACGGCCAGAGCTGGCCTTTCATTTGATGGAACAGAAAATTCAAGTACGGGGCACCTGGATTCTGAAATAGACGGATCTATTCTATTTGGATAATTGCAAGTCAGAATAAAGGAACAATTATTCTGAAGATCCTGAATGGACCCTCGTAGGGCCAGCTGGGCATCATATGTAAGATTATCCGCCTCATCAATGAGAAGAATTTTCTTACCCTTTCGCATCATTGAAACGGTCGAGGCATAATTCCTGATCTTGTTGCGAACCGTATCAATAGACCTCTCATCGGACCCGTTAATGACCATGAAGTCGCGTTTAAGCTCATGGGCAAGTGCTTTGATGGTTGATGTCTTACCAACGCCTGGAGGGCCTGCCAGGGTCATATTAGGGACCTTACCAGAGTTTCTATAATCACTAAAGACCTGGGTCAGATATTCTGGAAGAATGCATTCATCAATTGATTTTGGTGCATACTTCTCAACGTAAATAAAGTCGTCTCTCATGATCAATCTTCATATGTAGAATCGGTTTCAAGAGTAATATAATATGTCAGATCCATCTTAGTGCTCTTAAATCGAGCAAGCAAATCTTTAGAAATCGTCACTTCATAAGTTCCCGGGATCAGTTTTAGATTCTCCATTCGGAAACAAAGATTGAAAACATCTGTAGCTTCGCCAACCACAATGGAGAATTCATTGGAACTAGGATTATTCTTATCTTTTACAACAAGATTAATGTCCTTGCCATCACCTACAACAACCAGATCAAAGATTCGATAGGTGTTGGATGCCTTGAGCAGTTTTTCTAGATCTTTTGTTTCTAGAATAAAACAGACATCTTCACTGGGGAGAACAATATCTTCTTTTTTATACTTAATTACATCTGGATCTGCAAAGAAGTATTTGGCCATTCGCTTACCGTCATTAAAAGACACATAAGAAGAATTTGTGAAATTTAGATCTGGGTTATCATGTAGAGAAAGGGCGCTGACAAATTTACTCAGATCATAAATTGCAAAATCAGACTCAAATGCCTCACTAACGGTCGCCTCACCAAAAATGGTTTCGGCAAGTGACCCTGTACAAATCTTATTTCCTGCTCGGAAATAAATTGATGAATTGATTTGAGCAAAATTCCGAAGAATAGAAATTGTATCAGAAGAAAGTTTCATTATTGTGTCAAAGAAATTGTGTGGAGTGGAAAATCAAAGCTCAAGAAGAAAGACGATCCTGGATTTCTCGTTGAATGTTAGATGCAATTAGGTGTTCATCCTGACTACCATCAACCCGGACCCACGTTGGTGTATAAGAACACAATTCAATAAATCCATGTTGAACCTTTGCCATGAATTCATATCCACTGGATTCAATTCGATCTGAGGCTTTACTTTTAGTTCGTTCCATACAAGTATATAATGGGGTGTCCAGCCAAATAGTCAAGTCTGGACGTAGCCCCTCTGTAACATAGTCAGTTAAAGATGCAATTCTGTTGCGGGGCAATCCCCGGCCGTACCCCTGATAGGCCACAGTAGAACCAACATAACGATCCAATAGAACCCAGTCGCCACGTTGAAGTGCAGGGCGAATAACTTTATCGACATGCTGAGCCCGATCTGCCATGTACATTAGTAGTTCTGCTTTTTCTACCGGAGCTTCCCCACTATTATCAAGAATCATGCTCCTTAGTATTTTACCAAGGCCAGTTCCGCCTGGCTCACGACTAACGACGATAGATTGGCCGTTGTCCAGTAGTCCACAAGTTGGTAGCCATTTGGCAAGATGATCAACTTGTGTTGTCTTGCCACAACCATCAATGCCTTCAATGGCAATGAATTTTGGTAATTTCATTCGTTTATTTGCGATTTGGGTTAACGTCTTTAGTATATTGCTCATAAAACACCAAACTTACGAACTAAAATTCTTTTACATTCATTTCTAAATGTTTCTTTTGTCATATCTTCAAAAAGGTAAGTTACCAGATGGAACACTAGGAGCATCGATTGGTACAATCTGAATTTCTTTAATAGATGGATCTGCAACTGGAGTAGAATCTTCTTCATCTTGATTCTCTAGCTGCCTACGAGCCTTCTCTTCTTCTCTGCTATAGGTTGCATCAATTTTATCGTAAAGTGTAATAAAGGCATCCCGCGTTTCGGGGTCAAATCGTTGCACGGCATATTTAATGGCCGATGCCTTGTTATTGAATATCTTATATCCCCGAATAACAAGAGTTAGCCGTCGAGTTGAAATAAGCTCATCAATGCCACCATCCAGGAATGTTTTCCGCGTATCATCTGCCCAGGTAACAAGACGCTTAATAAAATCATCAGCATCATCTAGCCCGATAGAATTGGCTAGTTTTGTTAGGATTTTGGTTTCTTGTTCAGTTGTTGGATATGACTGCTCAAGAGTAACTGAAAATCGATCAAGAAATGCCTCGTTCATGAGGTTTGTGCCAATAAAGCGACCATCCCCGGAACCTTTGCCTTTTGTATTTGCAGTCGCAATGATGTTGAATCCGGCTTTTGGATATACCAGTTTTGAAATTTTCTTCAGAAATAGTGGTTTGCCCTCAAGAACAGACTGAAGAACCATGATCTTAGAAGAAGCCAAATCAATTTCATCAAGAAGAAGAATTGCGCCTCGATCCATTGCCTCTACTACTGGGCCGTTGTGCCATACGGTAGACCCATTATCTAGGCGAAATCCACCGACCAGATCATCTTGGTCAGTCTCGGCTGATACATTAACACGAATAAGCTCCCTATTCAATTTAGCACACACCTGCTCAACAGATACTGTCTTACCATTACCAGAAAGCCCAGTAATGAAAACGGGGAAGAACATATTGGATTTAACAATGCTCGTTAGGTCTTTAAATGGACCGAAAGGAACATAATTAGAATCTTTCTTGGGAATCAATGATTGATTAAAAATATTCATCGTGGTACCAACTGAATCGGAGAAATCAGTATCATCAATGGAATCTACATTATCGGATACTGGCATACCTAGATTAAAAGTAGTAGATCCAGTCTTATAATTTTTCAGGAGACTAATAACGGAACGATATGTAAGCCCATTCTGGGCACAATAAGAACGAATGTCAGTTGAGTTGACCGCTTCACCGAAAGTAGTCTTGAGGTCAGATACGAGTTGTTCTTGGGTTGTCATGGATTGGTGGTAACCGAAGGTGATTCTAGAGGGAATGTCGGAACGAAGGGAAGAGAATTGGCAGTTTGGGAATCGGCTAGGCAATGATTGAAATGAACTCAGAAAGAAGGTTTGTACTGAGTCTCATATCTCGCATTGTCTGATCAAGAGACACAAACCTGGACGATGAAGACTCAGAGTTCGACATTGCAATGGCAAAATAAGACGTATATGCCGAGGATTTAATAGAACATGAATTGTTCGTCATGAATTTATCAATCAAAGAATTGATAATTTTTTTATCTGATACATACTGCTCAATAAACTCCTCAACCATAGATCGTGATTTACCGAGTATTCGCATACCGATGAAATTTACATCTGGATAGGCATCACAAAGATTTCTAATAAACGTATCAGTATAAGGTAGATTATTATGGCCAAAATTATATGTAGTTTTTAATTTATCATCCAATAACCATGTATCATTGGATATGGACGAATAATATCCTAATGCGCGTCTGTATTCACTTGAATCTGATTCACCATCGGTCATAATAATGCAGTTTAATTTCTGCACTATATTACGTTCAATAAAAGATGGAATGATATCTTTTAATAAGATCAATGTATCATTAAGTGGAGTAAGTCCTAAACTATAACGGATAGCTGGAAGGGAGCCGTTTGTAATACAATATGCCATATAATACAAATTTCGCATCTGCTCGTCCAGAATACCGGCCTTAACTTTACTACTGATGAAATTAAGTAGGGCGCATTTTTTGGGAATAATCTGATTTGCATTTACAGTATATGAGGCCTGGATAGGATACTCGGTACTAAAGGCATATACCTCGAATGGAATATTAACCCGCCGGCAAAACCAAATTAACTTGAATAACTGTTTGCATGTATCTAGAATACGAGATCGCATAGAACCAGACCAATCCAAAATAAAAATCAACCCATGATTTTTTCCTTCTGGGACTGTAGTTGATTTCTTAAATACATCATCATTATACTGATAAGTGTGTATTTTTGATGTGTCTAAAACTCCGGTTTTAGATTCCTGAATTCGGGCATAGGCATCTGCTGCCTGTTTTAAGACAAATTCTTTGACTAAGTAAGATACTTCTTTTCGGGCATCAGATTTAAATTGAGCATAACCATTAGATATCTTCTCAGATAGCACAATAATACTTCCCAACTCCCTAGTGATTCTATCATGTGAAATGATATGGTTATCTACTTTCAACTCAGGAATGGTCACATAATCAATGTCACTATCATTTTTAACCAACTTCTTCAATGCTTCAGATAAAGAAGACTCTGTTTGTGATTCAACTTCACCCTGTTCAGAAGTTGATTCAGATTCAACTTCACCCTGTTCAGAAGTTGATTCAGATTCAACTTCACCCTGTTTAGAAGTTGAATCTGAATCAACAGAATTAGATTCCTCATTCTTACTATGATCTTCATTTGACTGATCCTGTAGCTTACGAGCCACTTCCAGTACATGCTCGAACGTTTCACAGGCAGCAATCTCGTCTACGATGGACTTCTCATCTTCCGTGAAGAGTATCCTATCAACATTATCTAGCGATCCAATTTTAAAGTGAAGATTAATTCGATCAAGTAAGGATAATTCATTAATATCTTTACCACCAAGTCCAAACCAATCTTTACTGTGAAAGAACTTATAGCCATCATAAAAGGTTCGTCGCATACCTGGATATCGCCTCTTAATTAGCTTTTCGACGCGAGCATCCTCCACTATGTTAATACAAGCTGGCGAAATGCCAGGGTAATCATCAAGAGAATGCATGGGTGTATATAGGGCATGTCCAACTTCTTTACTAACTAGCATTTGATGTGCACTATCAGAAACACCCTCCCACATCGGAAGCGTCAATATCCTGCCTTTGATATCAAAGGAGGCAGTGTCTACATTGGCCTTATGAAGAACAGTAAGATTTTCATTAGAAAGCAAACGAGCCAACTTACCGTAAATTTCTCTGGAGTTCATAAAATGGATGGGTGTATGAGAGCACTATAGGCTGGTGGGTTGATGAATCGTGGTTATTGTGGTCAGTTCAGAAAGTGGTCAGGTAGGGATGCAGACCACACGAAAACCAACGAAGTTACTGGCATAGTCGAGCTGGGCGCGGCTGCGATAGGCCGAGCTGCAGAGCCTGGGGTGGCTGAACCAAGAGCCGCCGCGCAGCAGCTTTATACTACCGGTTCCCCCCGTCAACCAGGAGCTGCCATCGGTTGGTGCGCCTTCATACGAGCCATGCCAGGTGTCAAGACACCACTCACATACATTGCCGTGCATATCTGCCAACCCCCAAGGATTTAATGGATATGTCATAACCGGAACTGGACCCCGTAGTGGGGAACATGCCATGTGTCTATCAGTAAACATACCAGTATCAGACCCGGAACCAAAACAGAATATAGTTTTGGTTCCGGCCCTACAGGCATATTCCCACTGGGCTTCGGTTGGCAATGTGACTGTATATCCAGTATAGTTGCTCAGCCGGGCGCAAAACTCAATTGCATCCTTCCAGCTTACATTATGGACCGGAATATCATCGCCATTAAACTCAGATGGGTCGGAAGTCAAGTCAATTTTTATCTTTGGGAACCTGGCCACGATTTTCCACTGTTTCTGAGTTACCTGAGTTTGGCCCATCATAAATGGATTCAATGTGACCTTATGTTGATCGCCTTGATCGCCCATAAGAAAACTCCCGGCCGGGATATTGACAACTTTAAGATCCATACTAACATTGGCAGAAGGCCCTGATCATAAGACAATGCCAACCGACCTAGACTCGGTATATGCCAGTTTTGGCACCGTCCATCAAAGAACCTTCAATTCAGAAAAATTACCTTTCTTTCTAAACTCAATAACTTTATCAAATCGATCTTGAATATTCTCCTTATGTGAGATAACAAAGGTATTGGAATCTTTGATCTTATGTCTAATAATTTTTAGAAAATCCTCGGTTCCTGCAGAATCCAAAGATGAATCGAATACCTCATCAAGTATTAATAGATTCACATTCGTTGAATTCTTAATTCGGGCGATTTCTCTCCAGGCAAATAGAAGTGCCAGATTAATTCTCTGCTTCTGTCCTTCAGAAAAAGAAGTATAGCTGAAATCCGTGCACAGTGGAGTATGGATCACCTCATCAAAATTCTCATTTAAAGTAAAATTAATATAAAAATCCATCATTCTCAAATACTTATTTACTTGCTTATTGATCAAAGGCAAATACTTCTTAATGATTCTAGACTTAACTCCAGTATCCTTTAGCAGATCATGAACATATTCATAATACTTAATCTTACCCCTATTCATCATATATTCTTTATCTACTGCATCGTAGTCAGAAGTAAAATCATTTAATTTTGTCTGTTCTACATTCTGATTCTGAATTTTATGTAGAGTAGTGTCGATTTCTTTTTCTAGATCAGAAATTTGTCTATTGATTTGCTGAATTTTAGATTCATTAAGAGCAATTGTTCGTTGATTATGATTCAATGTAGATGAAATATTATCATGCTTTTCTTCCTTTTCTTCTTCTGATTTAATACTATCTTCGATAGCAGAATATTCTGATTGCTCACCCTTCAGGTCTTGTTCTAACTGAAGAATTTTATTCTGCTTCAACTCGTTTTCTATACTCTGAGTGCAGGTTGGACATGTTACCTGCTCCTTAAAAAACTTAATTTGGAGTTTGATAGTTTCTATCTTATTCTCCAGTTTCCCCTTGGTAGTCCGAAGTTTCTTTAAGTTCGATGAGCTTGTTGAATATTTCTTGAGTTCTTTCTGGTGGCCCTCATTGTCTGTCTGCAGCTGGACATTTAAACTCTCTAAGGAACCAATTTCCTTTCTCAGTTCATCAATCTTGAGTCTCTTTGATTCAATAACACTATTTCCTTCGGCTTCAATCCCTTTAATGAAGTTTCTCTGAAGATCTACTTTATCTGATAATGTTGATCGCTTAATCTCTAGGATTTTTATATTATCCTTGATTTCCTTTAGCTTATCCTTAATCACAACATTCATTGAAGAAAATATCTTAATATCTAGAAGCTCTTCAATGACTTCCCTTCGGCTAGCAGGTGTCAATTGCATAAAGGGAGTAAAGTTGCTATTACCCAGAATCACAATCTGTGTAAAAGACTTATAATTCATCTTTAGTACATTCTGTTCGAGCCATCGCTGTTGCTCAATTGCAGAATGATTTTGATTGAGCATTTTCCCGTTCTTATGAATTTCAAACACATTTGGCTTTTGTCCACGAATAATTTTCCAATTCGTCTTACCAATTTTGAATTCAATCTCGACCACACAATTCTTATCATTAACGGAGTTTACAAGTTGTGGTTTATTGATCGGTCGATATGACTTATTGAAGAGAGCATACGTAATAGCATCCATAAAAACCGACTTACCAGCAGCATTCTTACCAACAATACAAGTATTCTGATTTTGATTTAGATCAATCGCAACTGGACGATTACCAAAGGAAAGAAAGTTTCTGAATTTTACTCTTTCAAATATAATCATTGAAGTTCTTGTGGAGGGAAAATAATATCGTTTTCTGTTACGACCGTAAACTTATATCCGGTGACTTTACACATACTAAGAAGAAGCTGGTCGTCATATTCTTCTACATTTATTTCTTTATCATCTGGATTTATTTGCATTGCATAACGAAGAGCATCGTCTTGTTCTACGAAAAATAATAGAACCTTATCTTTATTGTCATCAGTAATAAAGTAGGCACCATGCTCCCGATTTGGCTGTTTAATTGTAATAAGAAACATGTTAGATCAATTCCATTGCTTCTCTATGTATCTCGTTGATAATATTTTTGAGAATATCCTTATTCAGTGATACTGAACCGTCATCAATGAATTTTTGTAGAAGGGTCATTGTGTCTTCCGACTCTAGCGACTCATCAAACTCGGAATAATCATCAATACCACTTTCAATAATCTTGATTTCGGCAATATTTGAAGAATATAACTTGGCCAAATAAGCATCAAAGTTACCAATGTTGTTCTTCTTTCTTATGATCAGTCTTAGAATTTTGTTATCATAAAGACTTGTATTTAGCTGAGAATGGGGATTGTCCTCATAATAGATTGAATAATGCATTCGATGTGGATTATTGATATACTCATGATCCAGCGTGTCGGTATCAAAAATAATAAATCCTCGATCGTCATTCATGTCACTGAAAATCATCTCATACGGATTACCAATGTAGAAAATCTTTCCATTATCAGACCGAGTATGATAATGACCAGAAAAAACCTTTTGGAATTTATTAAATGGAGAAGGATCCCGACCTTCATTCATTACATGTCCTTTATGTGGCACGAATCCATTTAGTTCTAGATGCCCCATAACGACAGGACAGTCAGTTTGCGAAATCATGTTCATAGTATGCTCTTCACTCTCAATATTGATCCACGGGACCATTAGAACTCCAAGATTGCCAAATCTTACTTCCGTCGGATCCGAATAAACCGTAACATTATCATATTCGCGAAGTAGTAGATCTAGGGAATTGATGTGGTTGGTGTTTTTGTAGTAACTATCATGATTACCAACAATCAAATGTAGATCAATGTTTCTGTTCTGAAATTGGTCGAAGACATTATCCTTGGCCCAGGCAAGGGCAGCATAATCAATTCCTTGTCTTGTATCGAACACATCACCCATATGAACAACAGTTTTGATTCCTTGTTGATCTAGGGTAGGAAAGAACACGTCATCATAAAATGTCTTAAAATAATCATGAAAGAGTTTAGAATTTTTACGAAAGTTGTAGTGTGTATCAGAAAAGCAAGCTATTTTCATAGACGACCTCTGGAATAAATAGAATCCTTAATCGAATTATAATCAGAAGAATTAGAATTATCAGAGCCATCATCAAAGAAGACCTCATCAAACCCGGCCTGTTCTAGAATTCTTTCTTTGATATCCATTTGGCGTTTCTCTTTTAGGATTCTTCGCTTAAATGCATTCTCAATAACAGAAGTAAAATATGAAAATGGATTGGAGGATCGTTCTGGATTGAAATTCAGAATATACTGAATTGAATTCTCAATACTATCCGAGATCATATCTTCTTTATAGGAATAGTTGACCCAATTTGGTTTAAACGACACATGGGTTGCTATTTTCAGCAGACATTCTCCAATGTAATTCGGAACCCTAGGAATCGGTTCTTCATTTTCTCTGGCCTCATATACCCTTTGTCGATAATCAACTAGGGCATTGAAAAAATCTCTGTTGTTGACATAATGGACTCGACGGCTCTTCTTTTTCATTGCTTCCGTAGTGATCATGGAATATCCCCTTCCTGTTCCTGGTGTCATTATACACCATGTCTGTCTTTTTGTCAAGGGGTTGACAGACCGAGCTGAACCGTGTAGAATCAGCCTTGTCAAGGATGAACATCATACTATATC